TTTGGTTACCTGAAGAATAGGTCGTAATTTTACGGAAATTAAAAAATTAAAATAAAGGTTATGAAAAACGTAGTAAAAGAAGCTTTAATAAGCAAGTTAGAAGATTTAAAAAATCAGTTAGTTGGTATTGACAATTGTTACCAAAGTGTAGAAGATGAGTATATCAGTGAGTGGAAATTTAGACACATCACTATGAACAATTACTTAAGTGATAAAGCTAAAGCAGTAATCATCACAAGAAATAGCGATAGTTTCAATTTTAGTTGTGATGAAAATGCTTGGAGAAGTAATATTACTCTCCGCAAAAATAGATTTTATAAAGAAGATGCAGAAATGCCAGAACTTAGTTGGTTTAGCTCTAGTGCTGATATGGATGACAAATACGGTTATTTAGGTATTTTACAAATATTAGGATTCTTAGCTAATGCAATGCAAGAAAAAACATCTGCCTATACTTCACTTATGGATTTATTCGAGGAATTAAGAGTTAAAAGAAATGAAATGTATGGTGATATTAAAAGTGATATCTATAGAGTTGAAGATGAAATTCGTAATATAAACCGTGAAGAAGCTATTCGTGAAAAAGAAGCGATATTAGCTAAGGGTACGATTACTATTCCTAGAGAGTCTAATTTAATAAGAAGTTTAACTACTGGTGCTGGTAAATGGGATTCAAGTAGATTTACACACCTTGAATGGATTGAAAATAAAGGTGGTAAAACATATACAGTAAAAGGTTATTGTGATGTTGCAAGATGGGAAAAAGGTCCTGAACAACACTTCGAACATTCTAGAATAAAAAAATCATATTTACAATCAGCAATTGATGATGCGATGAATGCAATTGCCAAATATGAAAAAGATCTAGCTGAAACAACTGTTAACGCCTAATAATTAACCCATTAAATTAAAACAGAATGAAACTCGAATCAACACTAACTAATATTGCAGAACAAGTCTTTGAAGCAAAGACAGTCGAACAAGCTAAGACAATTGCCCTCAATTTCCTAAGTGAGAGTAAAATTAAAGAAGAAGATAGGAAAAAGATGATTACCGAAATTGAAAAAACAAAAGACTTAGTTAGGCTTCAAATATACATTGCTAATGCGCTTTTAAAATTTGAAGGTTTGTCATTAAATTCTTAATAATACTTCCTGTCAAATATAAAAACACTCAATATGAAAAAAATATTATTTTTAGCCGCAGTGATGTTTAGTTTAGTAGCATGTAGCCAACAAACATTACCTTCAAGACAACCCGATCAATTACCTTCACGTAACCCAAGAATGCTTCCTTCAAGAGCATATCAGCAACCAAAAGTTACAATCAAAGGAAATAAAGTAATTATCGTTATGTCTAAACAACAATATTTAGAAATGGAAAGGAGAAAGCAAATAATGATACAAAACAAAATGCGTACTCCACGTTCCAAATTTTAAGATTTTCATTCCTTTATTTTTAATTTAGCAATACCCCTCCTAGTGAGGGGTTTTTGCTTATATATTTATATAAAACGATAGTTGTGGAAGAATTAGAAGACGATTTTAAATTGGTTTTGGCTGAAATGATGGACACGGCTGTTGATTCAATTCTTGAAGTAATTAAGTTTGATGAATCAATAGAACATTATTACGTTAAAAATTTATCTAAAGAACAAGCAGAAGAAATTGTACGTTGGTTTGAGGATGAAGTGATTCCACTTTATACTGAACTTGAATTGTTTGAAAAAGCAGCTAAGGCTAAGAAAATAAAAGATACAATAAAAAAACATAATGAAAATATTCGTTGAGATAGGTTCTTGTTATTTTGAAACACTTTTTCCTTTATTAGATGAAGGATGGATGGGTTATATGATTGATCCAGTTGGAGAGTATTTAGATAAAATTCCTCATCACCCTAATTTAACTAAAGTAGAAGCTGCTGTTACATCACATCAATTATATAAAACTCCTTCTCTTGAATTAACATATGTTACTGAACAACACTACATAAATTTTGATGAAAAATCAAAAAGAGATTTTCATGGAATGGGTAGTACACAACCTTTTAGAACACAAATATTATTAGGTAAAATAGGAAACTATAATGAAGGAGATATTGCTACTAAAGTAGTGCCTGCTATATCATTAAATTGGTTTATAGATTATTTTAAAGTACCTAAAATTGATTTACTTAAGATAGATACCGAAGGTGCCGACTTTGATATTTTGTCATCTATAGATCTTTCAAAAATTGAAGTTTCTGAGATTCAAATTGAACATAAACATTATGATGATATATTCTTAGGAAAATATTTAGTAATGAATGGTTATAAATGGGAATTTAGTCCCACTGATTGGTCAACAATAATAGCTAAAAAATTATGATAAACGCATTTGTAGTAGATAATTTTCATCCCAAACCTTATGAACTAAGGGAGTTTGCTTTAAAACAAGATTTTAATGTTGATGGAAATTATCCTGGACACCGCACACGCTCATTTTTAAAAGACTCAGATTACCCTATTGGATTAGTTCCTTTTGCTACAGGTCCTGATTATATTTCTACTATGCAACAAAAAATTGCTGATATAGTAAGACCATTTGCTGGTGAAATAACTTGGTGGGGTGATGAAGAATATTCTGGAGCTTTTCAATATACAACAGCAAGAGATAGAAGTTGGATCCATGTTGATCAAACAACATCATGGGCTGGTGTTTTATATTTGACACCTAATGCTCCTATCACTTCAGGTACAGGACTATTTAGACATAAATTAACAAAATGGACTACTGAACCTTATTTTGATAATGGAGAAGTAAATCAAAATTTAAAGGATTTATTGTATATGGATGCTTGGGATATGACTAAGTGGGAAATGCACACAATGGTAGGAAATATGTTTAACCGTTTAGTGTTATATAAAGCAAATCAATGGCATCAATCTCTTGATTATTTTGGAAATGATATGTTGGATGGAAGATTGTTTATGACATTCTTTTTTAACACAGAGATATAAACAAATTTGGAGTTACAAAATTAAACTATTATATTTATGACCGGGGGTTTAAGGGAAATAGGGGGTGAGAGAAAGGGGGTGATTGAGGTACTAACGTTTACACTGGAGGGGTGTGGTGCGTGTGTTGAGATGAAGGAACATTTAGCACAACGTAAAATACCGTTTCGTAATATTACTGTTGATGAACGATTAGGACCAATATTAGAAAAAGAATACCTCACTGAATATTACCCTATTGTTGCAATTGTTGAGAAATCAACTAAAGTCCCATATTGGGTATTTGTTACTAAATCGGTTTTGGATGATCCAAAGTTGGTTCACTATCAAACACTCCCTGAATTAGCTTTAAAAATAAAATTAAAATACGATGCGTTACAAACAACTAGTTTCGGATAAGTTAGACCAAGCGGTTAACACTCTGAATGTATTGAGACATGCTGTTTCAATGAATGATTCAAACCATTCAAAACAAATTATTGAACAAATTAAGGATAAACTTGAGGAAGTTCAAACATTAATCAATACGGAACATGCTGATAATAGATAAGATTAAAAATATTTTTACTAATGATAATGATTTACATTGCATAAGTTCATTACCAAGTGTAATTGAATTTGGTGAAATAATTAATGTAAAAAAACATCAACCTTCTTGGTGGAAGAAATTACCTACTAAGATTGAAAACTTTTTGCCTTATCCTGGGTTAATGTTTCATAAAAATGAATTTAGTAATTTTAAAACTGATATTCTTACATTAAAACAATGTCCTGCTATTTCTGAAAATATTAATACTGGTTTTTTAATTAAAGCTTGGAGTGATATAACTATATTTATTAATCCTGATGGAATAGTAGATGGATCAGCGGCTAATGAAGAAGTAAGATCACAAAGACCCGTAGGATCTTACCATCCCTATGTTCAAAGAGCTGGTTTTCTTCGTAATATGGCTCATTATAAAATTCACAGCCCTTGGATATTTAGTACAAAAAAATATAGAAAGTTTTATTTTCAAGGAGCATATATGTGGAATACATCATTAATTGAAAATAATATATTTGTCATCCCAGGTTTTATAGATTATTATACTCAAAAAGGTACAGAAATAAATTTGTTTGCTCCTATTAAAAAAGAATCATATGCTATAGAAATTAAACAGGGAGATCCATTAGTACACATATTTCCAATAGATAATCACCCCGTTAATATTATACCTAAATTGGTAAGTGAATCTGAACTGAAAAGACAATCAAACGCTCATCCAAAATTCACTGGTTCTTTTAAATTATTTAAATCAAGAAACAAAAAATAGTCATATTTATTAGTAGTAACACACTTAATTATTTATGGCAACTAGTGCAACCAATTGGAGAGATAGTATACAAAACTACGTAGGGGAAGATCCTGGTACTCGTAGCTGGAGTAATCTAAGAGATAAATCTTATTCTAGATATTTTTATCCTAATTTCAATATCACAGGATATTATCAAGGATACCAAGTATTATATAGCAGATTTAATAGATGTTTAGGCCTTTCAGAGGGATATACTCCTAAACCTGTTGGCGCTGTTTATTTATATGCGACTAAATCTTATTATTATATAATTACTTCTTTTGGTTTTACTTATGCTGGTCCTTCATATGGTTCTACCTTTATATATAAAGAACATACTGCTAATAATTACACTGTATTTCAGGATTCTTGGACTAATTCTGGAGGATTTTTCAATTATGGTTATTCATTTAGTGGAGTAAGTGCAGTATATTTAAATAGTAGAAGCCCAAGTGCTTTTTATCAATATTACGGATCAACAAACTCAAACGTAGCTATAGGTAATAATAGTGGTACTCCATACCAAAGAATAAATACTTATGGAGGTCAATGTTAAAATAAAAAAATAAATAAAAAATATGTACAAATATTTAACCTTAAAAAACGGTCATCCTGCTTCAGGTTCTCAAGTATTATTTATTAAAACAAATATTACTCCAATTGATGGTGGTGAAATTGTTAGAATTCAAAAATCAGTGGAACAAGATGTATGGAATGTTCAATATGTAACTGGTTCATTAGGTTCTCCAGGACATATAAGTAGTCAAATTGCTAATTTACTATCTCAAATTTCATCATCAACCACTCAATTCGAAGAAACTACTCAAGCTGAATTTGTGAATGCTTATAATCAAGTTATAGCTAGTTTTGATAGTAAAATAGCATTATAATATGGATAAAAAGGTTATATTGATTAATAAAATGGGGTGTATGTTGTGTGAAAGGGTACTATATGAGATTACTCATGAGAGAAAATTATCTTGTAATGAATACCTAGATACAGAATCACCTAAAGTATTTAACGACTTTATCCAACTCTTCCAAATTAACCGCTTCCCAGTAATCCAAATAGATGATGGAGTAAAATTTATTACTATTCATCGTGATGATAAAGCAACTATTGAGAGCAAACCAGATATGGAAATCATATTTTGCTCTACTATTGAGGAAATGATGGAAGCATTTGACGAAGCATTTGCAAGATAAATTTGGAGTCCATCCTAGCAGGACGTATATTTATATATAATTAAATACGTTATGCTACAAGCCGAAGAAATAAAACAAAACTGGGACACGTTCCTATCAATAATTGAGGACCATATCACTGGCGAACGCAAGGATAAGTTACTCGAATTTTATAAGCAATACGAAGATAGATTCGTGTTGCTTCCTGCTTCTCACAAAAAAGCTTATCACAACTGTTTTCCTGGTGGTTATATAGACCACGTAATTAGAGTAGTTGATGCCGCTCTTAAATTAGATACCGTTTGGAGAGAAATGGGTATGGTAAATACTTACACAACTGAAGAGTTAGTGTTTTCCGCCATTAACCATGATCTAGGTAAATTTGGTACTTTAGACCAACCATCAGTTTTCGATAATGACAACGATTGGGAAATTAAAAACAGAGGTGAATTATATAAGTTTAATACTAATATTACTTACATGTCTGTCCCAGATAGAAGTTTACACTTACTATTCTCAATTGGTGTTACAATGAGTGAAAACGAATACATTGCTATCAAAACACATGATGGAATGTACGACGACGCAAATAAGTCTTACTTACTATCTTATATGCCTGAAACTAAACCACGTTCATCTTTACTTTATGTTCTACATCAAGCTGATATGATGGCCGCTCGTATTGAATACGAAACAGAGTGGTTACCAAAACTAATGAGTGGTAAGTCTTCAAAACCTACTCCTAAAAAAGAATTTACACTTAATAAATCAGGTCAATCAGCCCAAAAACAAAAAGCGCTTAAAACAATGGGCAATGATAACCTAGCTAACATTTTAAAAAATATATAATATGATTTGGGGAATTATAGCTGTTGCCCTTTGGGTAGTAACAATCGTAGGTTACGTAATTCGTAATTTAATGATTCAAAATGAAAAACTTACTCGCTTAATAGAAGAAAGAGATATTTACATTAATAATATTGATGAAGTAATTGAAAATATTGAAGCACGCCTTCGTGAAATTGATCTTAAAGGCACATTTGCTAGTGATGATGAAGTTGGATTTTTCTTTACTAGTCTAAAACAAATGTCTCAAACACTTAACGTATATAAACTTAGAAAACAATAATGGCTAAAAATAGTATAGACGAATTATTAAAAGAAGAAACCGTCGCCCTCACAAAACGAGGTACCGTGCGTAAACGCAAACCAAAAGAATCAATACAATATTTCACTTCAGATACTGAAGAAGCAATTTTGGAATATTTAAGAACTAAAAGTCCTGCTAAACGTAACGAAATATTTAACAGCAGGATTAATTATGCTTTTCATAAGTTGGCTGAAAATATCATCCATACTTTTAAGTTTTATTATACTGAAGTAAACACAATTGATGAACTTAAACATGAGGTAGTAGCATTTTTACTTGAAAAATTACACTTATACAAGCAAGATAAAGGTAAAGCATATTCGTATTTCGGTACAATTGCTAAACGTTACTTAATTCTATATAATAATGCGAACTATAAGAAGTTGAAGGAAAAAGCCGAGGTTGAAGCTGTAGACGAGGATAAAACAATATTCATTGATTTAGTTAATGAAGAACATAATAATCTTCCTATCAACAAGTTTATTAATTTATTTATTATTCACGTTGATAAAAATTTATGGAATTATTTCCCTAAAGAAGAGGATGCCCGTACAGCAGATGCGGTAATGGAATTGTTTAGAAAACGTGAAAATTTAGATATATTTAATAAAAAAGGTATATACATTTATATCAGGGAAATGACAGACCAGTCAACCCCTCAAATTACTAAAGTAATTAAAAAATTAAAAACAATATACAGAACACAGCTTTCTCAATATCTCGAACATGATAGATTATTTGATGCCTAAAAGTTTTATAAGACAATATTTATTGTCAAAACGTTCATGGATTTTAATCAAGTAACATTATTCGGGAGTAAGACGTTCGCCGACTTACTTAAAGAAATTTATAATAACTCCAAAGATAAGGAAAAGCAAATTTCTGCTCTAATTCAGGGTTTAAAACCATTAATCGAAAGTCCTGGTGACGCTACCCTCATTGTTCCGTTGATTAAGGAATATATGGAAATAGCCGTTAAAAACGACGAAGCATTAATCAAAATGGCTGGTATTGTTCAACGCGCTATGATGAATGCTGGTGCCAACGAAGATTTACTTTTAAGTGACGCCGATAAGGAAATGTTATTTAAAAGTTTAGACGATTTAGGTTCAAATGTAAAACAAACTGAAATAAAAGAAGCAGATGCCGTTAAGTCCTAATTTTGGAGGTGATGTTAGTGGTTTAGGTAAACGCGATAAACGTGGCTCTAAACCCCAGATTTTCCCTGCTAGGGTAAAGGATATTATACTGCAACCTAGTACAAACCAAAATTCATTATTTGTACAAAATAAAGGATATCCTTCTATAGGTTATATTTCATTTCACCCATTATATTCTGTTGTTGATAGTGAAAATAAAGCTAATTTAGTAGCTGCACCACTTGATGTAAACGTAAGACGTGTACCTTTAGTTAATGAGGTAGTACTTATAATACAATCAACAGATGTATTAAATGAAGATCCTCAAGCACAAAAATATTATTATTTAAGTGGTGTTAATATATGGAATAGTGTACACCACAATGGTTTCCCTGATTTACAAAATTTAAGTGCAACTCAAAAATCAGAAGTATTACTTGGATATTTGAGTACTGAAAATGGTTTAACTAAAAAACCAGATGATGCTCCTAAAGATTTATTTTTAGGAAATACATTCATTGAAAATCCAGAAATAAGAAATTTATTACCTATTGAAGGTGATACTTTAGTTGAAGGACGTTTTGGTAATTCAATACGTTTATCTCATACTGCAATTTCTCCATCTCAATCATTAGTTAGTCCTTGGAGTAAAGCAGGAAACAATACTCAACCTATTACTATTATTCGTAATGGTCAAACTAAAGATACTCCATCTATAAGATGGACTCCAATATTTGAAGATATTGATGGTGATGCCTCATCAATTTATCTTACTAACGGGCAAGAGATTCAAATGGCTCTTGCCTCTAAAAATTTAGCATCATATGGGATAGCAGTAACTCAATCAGCGGCAATTGTAACCATTCCAAATTTTACATTCCAACCTTCAAATAGATCAGTTGTTACAAGTGATGAGGAAGAGTTATTTGAAGCATCTGAACAAACGGAAGAGGTAGAATCACCACCAGCACCCGTTCCTCCTACTAACCCATCAGGATCATCAAATTCAACAACAAATCTACCTCCTCCAACTGCATCAGTATCACCAACAGTACAGGAAACAACACCTACTACTGGTCCCGGTTCTACTAAAGAAAATGCTATACCTGAAAGTCAATTAGGTGCATTAACATGGGCAGGTGAGGAAGTAGCATTAGCTCAATATGCTGAAAATTATTCTCAAATAGAAGAAGATGAATCTCAATATTGGGATAAAAACCCTCCAACTATTGCTCTTCCACCTGAATTAGAGAAATTTGTATTACCAACCCCTCCATTAGTTACTACCCCTTCAACAGACGGAACAGGTGGAGTTGGTATAACATCAACACCATTAACACCAGAACAAATAGAAGCTGCAAAAGCAATAGCAGCCAAATCAGGATTAGATATAGTTCCTGGCCAATATACAAACAACTCAGGTCAAAAAATTACTTTAGCATGTGTTGGTAGTCAAACATTAGAGTTAGAAGCTGCTAAAGCATACTTAGTAATGGTAGCTGCTGCTAAAGCAGATGGTGTTAATATTCGTTTAAGTAGTGGATTTAGACCTCCATTAGAAGCTATTAATGTAACAAGTTCTAAAGGAGTAAAACTTACATTCACCTCTCAATATAATCTAAGAACATCAGATAGATGGACTGGAAAGTGTGGTGCATATAATGATAATGCTAGAAGGACTGCTGGAGCAAGTTGTTTCCATCCTGCAACCGCAGCCCCAGGAAAATCACTTCATGGAAATGGGGTTGCTATTGATATCAATACTGGTGGATTCTCATCCACCCTTCCAGGTACTGGAGCTTTAACTCCAGTATATGTTTGGATGGCTGTAAATGGTTGGAAATATGGATTTGTAAGAGCCGTTAGATCAGAAACATGGCATTATGAATATTGGCCAAGTTTAGCGAAAAAAGGTCCTTATGCTAAATTATCAGGAGGAAAACCAGATGCTAACTATCAAAGAGTAATGGCATTTAAAGGACAAAATATTAACTTAGCACAAATAACAGTATAAAATGGCATACGTACCAGAATTTCCATATAAAGGTGATCAAGCAATTATAACATCGGGGCGAGTATTATTTAATGCTAAGGATGATTCTGTATTATTTTTTGCTGCTAAATCAATTGGATTTTCATCTGCAGGAAGTATTCATTTTAATAGTGATGATGTGTGTATTGTAAATTCACCTAAAATTTATTTAGGTTTAAATGCAACTGAACCATTAGTTAAAGGAAATAGATTAGAACAATATTTAAAAGATTTAAATACATCTTTAGGAATTGTTGGGCAAGCAATGTCTAAAGCAGTAGGTGTTCCTAAAGGATCTCCTTTTATTTCATTAAATACTGCGGGGACTGATTTATTAAAGACAACTCAAGAGTTATCTACTAGAACCACTCAATTATTATCAAAACAAAACTTTACATTATAAATGGCACTAAGTGGTTTCTTACAAAATGCTGCTAATAAATCTGTATCCACAAGTAAGGATATCAGTAAGAAAGTGAATAAAGGAATCACTACGGTAGATGCCATTAATCAAATCGATATTTGTAATTTAATATCTTATTTTTTAAACCAAGCAATCCCATCAGGTTCTAATATTGAAAAAGCATTTCAGGATTTAAAAAAAGTAGCAACTGATTTACTTCAAAAAATTGAAGATGCTGAATCAGATCTACTTAACACACCCTTTAAAAGAGGTTCAGTAGCACCAGATGCTATTCCTTTAACAGGTTCAATGACTGGAAGTGGTAATACTCCTAGTAGCTATAGTAGTAATCCATCCACATCAAATACCGTTTCAGGTAGTTTACCATCTTATGGTGGTGGTGGAACATTCAATACTCCTCCTGCTCCTACTTCTGTATCTTCATCAGTTTCAAATGCTGGTACTTCAGCAGGTCAAGGATTAACACTAGATCAATCATTAGAAAAATTAAGAGCAGTAAAAGGTATTATTTCAAGTATCAATATTCCTCCATTTCTACTCAGAATAATTCCAGGAGGGAAAAATATATCTGATTCCATACAAAGACTTACTACACAAATTCCAGATAATATTAGTAATTTTCCTAATCAGGATCTTCAAAGAATATTTACAACATTTACTGAGATAAAAACATTACTAAATGGAATATCTCAAGCGGAAAATCCTGCTGATTTACTTTCAGTATTTAAAGCACAAAGTGCAATTGCTAAACTTCAAGATATTTTAAATCCAGCACAGCTTATCCCTGTGTTAAACCAACTTGTAAGATCAGTTGAGGTAGTAGCTAGAATATTAAACAACTTAGCTAATTATATAAATAGATTAGCTCAAATAGTTAATACACTAAATACAATTGTAAAAATATTAGCTAAACTAGCTAAAGTAATTCGTAATTTACCTCTCCCAGCTCGTTGGGCTACAGTAGGAGTTATTCTTAAATTACAAAAACTAGCTGAAACTTTAGAAAAAAGAACAGAAGTAGCACAAAGTAATTTAGATCAAACATCTCAATTTTTAAATGTATTTTCAAGATCATTAAATTCAGTTAGAGATCGTATCAATACTCTACTAGAAGCATTACGAATACTATTACAAAAACTTCAATCATGTGCTAAAACTAAAGATTTACCTATTACGAAGAAATTAAAAGATACTATTATTAATTTAGAATCTACTTTAAATACTATTAATAATGCTTTACCTAAAAAACCAGCTAATAAACGTCAAATCCAATATAAAGGATTAACTTTAGATATTATTGAAGAACAAGTAGTGGATGAAGGTATAGTATTAACTAGAAGATATGGTGTAGCACTTGATGCTAGAGGAGTTATTGTAACTCAAACTGACTTAACATATGCTACTAATCTTGAAATTATATATAATGAACTTCGTTTCTTAATAGATAAAGATAAGCTCGGTGAACAAACATCTCAAGCACTTAGCGAAGATGAACTTATTAGTGCTGAACTTGATTTACCAACCGAAGCAGAACAATTGGCTGATGAAGCGGCTACTCAAGCAGAAATTGATAATTTAATTAAGCAAATTCAACCTGAGGAAAATCTTAGACAAGAACGTAGTAAAAAAGATAAACGTAAATTTAAGCGTTTTAAACGTGTTATTAACAGATTAAAAAAACAAGGTCTTACTAAAGAGCAAATTAGAAATCGTGTATTGAAGAAAAATAGATTTGATAATTTCAGTGAACAAGATTTTGAAGAAGCATATAATGCTAGTAATAATCTTGTAGATAAACTTGAAGCAGCTAAAAAAGAAAAAGCAGCAAATGCTCAAAAATCACAACAAACCCAATCCCCTACAGGTACCTAAAAACAGTTTTATAAATATTTATATATATGAACATAGCAACATTTAGAAAATTAATAAGAGAAGAGGTAAAAAACGCGCTTCGCGAAGAATTACCATCTTTAATTACTGAAATTACTGAACAACCTAAAGCAATAGCTAAACCAGGCCGTGCATTCTCCGATTTATTTGAGGGAATGGATAAAAAGAAACAACAAGTAGTTGAAACTACAGGTAATCCAATGCTTGATTTATTAAATGAAACAAGAATGAGCATGACTGCTGGTGGTGATGAATGGAAATCAATTGGTGATTTTAGCTCAAACAATATTAATGGTTACAGAGCAGAAATGATGAATGCTTTTGGTGGTGCTCCTGCTGTTGAATCTGTTGACCAAATGGTACAAACAGCTAGACCAGCACAAGATGTATCACAAGTTCAAATTAACGCAGTTCCCGATTTCAGTAAAATGATGGGCGCTTTAAAAGAAAAAGGTAAAATTTAATGGCTGTAGCAAATTACATATTTCGTAATAACTTAGATGGTAATAAAAGACCAAGCACAGGTGTAGGTATTTCTTTACCATTTGATGGTCCTACAGGTATTAATCAAACTTTTACTACACAAGAGGCGATAAAATCTAACCTCTTGAATTATTTATTAACTGATAATAGAGAAAGAGTATTTAATCCTCAATTTGGATCTGGTATTAGAGGTATGTTATTTGAACAAATAACCACGTCTACAGCCAGTGAATTATCGCAAATGCTTTCAAGTGAACTTGCGATATATTTTCCCAATATTATTATTGAAGATTTAAAAGTTACTCCACTTTATGATCAAAATACAATCCAAATATATTTCCGCTACTCAGTAGCGTTAACAAATATAGAAGATGAAATTCAGGTATCATTCCAAAATGAAACATTAAATGCCAACGTCTAAGAAAATATCATACATCAATAAAGATTTTGATACGTTTAAACAACAACTTATCAATTTCGCTAGAACCTACTATCCAGAATCATATAATGATTTTACTGAGGCTTCGCCTGGTATGATGTTTATTGAACAAGCTTCTTATGTTGGTGACGTATTATCATTTTATGCTGATAACCAAATTCAAGAAAACTTTGTTCAATATGCTAAACAGAGAAGAAGTTTATTAGCTGCTGCTTATAGAGCAGGATATGCTCCTAAAGTTACAGCTGCTTCCAGTACTGTTGTTGATGTTTATCAAATTATCCCTTCACAAATTGTGATGGGTCAATCTATACCTAACTGGGATTATTCTTTAATCATTGAACAAGGTGCTCAACTTTCTTATGTTAATGATCCTGCTGTAAAATTCTATATTGAAAATAAAATTGATTTTACACAATCAGGTTCATCTAACCCAACTGAACTATCAGTTCGTTCACTTAATAATTTAAATCAACCAGACTATTATTTGTTGAAAAAACAAGCTTTAGCAGTAGCAGGTACTGTAAAAAGTGTTGAATTTAGTTTTGGTAATCCTGAAAAATTTCCTACTGTTGCTATTGATGATGATAGAATAATTCAAATTCTAGATGTAGTAGATAGTGATGGAAATAAATGGTATGAAGTTCCTTATTTAGCACAAGAAACAATTTTTGTGCCTGAGGAAAATACAGTATTGAATGATCCAAACTTATATCAATATAGAGATCAAGTTCCTTACTTAGTAAAATTAATGAAGGTTCCAAGACGTTTTGTTGCTAGATTTTTATCTGATAATACATTACAATTACAGTTTGGTGCTGGTATTTCAAACGCTGAAGATGAGTATTTAACTCCTAATCCTGAAAATGTAGGTATAGGTTTACCTTATGGGATTGATAGAATGACTACAGCTTATGATCCTTCAAACTTCATGTATACTAAAACTTATGGTATTGCTCCTTCAAATACAACCTTAACTGTTACTTATTTAGCAGGAGGTGGAGTTGTATCAAATATCCCTTCAAATACATTAGGTATATTCAGTTCAGGTAGTGTTGCATTTTATGGAGGTACTTTAGATCCAATAATTGCAAATACAGTTCAACAATCCTTAGTATTCAATAATCCAAACGCAGCTACAGGTGGTGGTGATGGTGATACAAATGATGACTTAAGATTAAATACTTTAGCTTCATATCCCACTCAGTTACGTACTGTAACTAAAGATGACTATTTAATTAGAGCTGTGTCTATGGATCCTAAGTATGGAGTTGTAGCTAAAGCGTATGTTACTCAAGAAAAAGCAATAACACAAGATACATTTGCTGCTATTGAAAATAATCCTTTTGCTTTAAATTTATATGTGTTATCAAAAAATAACCAAAATAAACTTGAGCCACCAACGTTGGCATTAAAGCAAAATTTAAAAACATTTTTAGGCGAATATAGAATGTTAACAGACGCTGTTAATATTTTAGATGCCTTTATAATAAACATTGGTATAGATTTTGATATAATTGTTAGACCAAACTTTAATAATAGAAATGTAATTAATAGTTGTCTAGTAGCTCTAAATGAATATTTTGCTATAGAAAACTGGCAAATAAATCAACCAATCATCCTTGCCAATATTTACAGCTTACTTGATACAATAGAAGGTGTTCAAACTGTTCAAAACATTGATATCTATAATATAGTAGGAGAATCAACAGGATATTCTAAGTATGCGTATGACATAAAAGCCGCTACAATCAATGGAATAATCTATCCTTCATTAGATCCAAGCATTTTTGAAGTAAAATACCCAGGAACTGACATTCAGGGTAGAGTAGTAACTTTCTAAAAACTAACAAGTAAGTATATTTATATAGGATTAAGTATACTTATGGCAGTTTATAAACTATTCCCTATAAAAGACGCGTTCATTTGGAATGAACAACCTACCCAAAACATGGGTCGTGACGAGATTCTTGAAATCTCTACATACAATGATCCTAGTTTAGTAGATGATAATTTAAATACAATTCCCTCTGTAACTAGAGCGTTAGTAAAATTTGACCAATCTCAAATAGATTATGTAATTGATGATTTAATTGTTGGTGTTCATGGAAGTGGATCTCATGGGGTCATTACATATACTGCTTCATTACAATTATTTTTAGCTAACGCTTCAAATTTACCCCAAAATTATACTTTAGAATGTTATGCCATTTCAGAATCATGGGAAATGGGTACTGGTAGATTAGCAGATAGACCTAGAACAACAAACGGAGTTTCATGGACTTATGCTGGCTCTTCAGCTTCAAATAATGAATGGGCAACTTCAAGTTTCCAAGCCAACGTAACAGCTTCAGATAATGGTATTCAAAGAGGTGGTGGAAACTGGTTTATTACACCTTATGTAACCCAATCTTTTGGATACACATCAGATAAAGATACTAATTTTAATGTAACTGAAATAGTAAAATTATGGCATAGCCATAGTATACATGGAGGACCTCCCGAAGCGTTTGGTAATGAAGGATTTATTATAAAATATACAGGTAGTCAAGAATTTAATACTGCTAGTATCCAACAATTGAATTTCTTTTCAATGGATACTCACACCATTTATCCTCCAACATTAGAGTTTAAATGGCAAGATGCAACCTTTAATTCTGGATCTTCTCCAATTGTAAATAATAACCAATTTATTACAACTATTGGAAATATACAAGAGGAAATTGCTGAAAATTCAGTATACAGATTTAATGTTTATTCAAGAGATTTATATCCTCCTCGTTCTTTCCAAACTCAGTCCGTATATTTAAATACAAAACTTTTACCAACAAACAGTTATTGGTCATTAGTTGATTTAAATACAGGAGAGATAATAGTTGATTTTGATGATTGTACAAGATTAAGTTCAGTTCCAGAATACAATTATTTTGATGTTTATATGAATGGACTAGAACCTGAAAGATATTATCAAATATTGATTAAAACACAAATTGGAAAACAGGAAATAATTGTTGATAATCCATCATATTATTTTAAAGTTGTAAGATAATGAGTCAACCCGTTCAATTAACTAAAAAGGTATATGGAAGAGGTTTATATCCTCAAGTAATAGATACTAGCTTTTCACAGTTAGTACCTCCTACTGCTTCGGCTCCAAATGCTCTTACAGTTCCTGAATTTTTTGAGGCATACGAAAATTTATTTTATGAAATTCCTGTAGAAGGAGATATTAATTCTCACACTTACTTAGTAGCTAGAAGTTCTGAGTATATAGGTGTTACAGCACAAAATGATGAGGTTAATGCTTTATTAGAAGAAATTAACTCATTAAGACAAGAACTTCTTGACGCAAACAAAACTATTTTAGATTTAACAAGTAATATAGGTTAATGGAAAACATTAGTGTTCAAAATATAAATTATATTGAGGTACCTGAAAACCAGGAATATACTCCCAAAGATCAAGGAGTACTTAATTCGATATTCATCACAAGAAATTTCGGATTAGAGACTGATTATATTGAGAACCACATTTACTCTCCTAGTAATGAGCCTTTAGCCTCTAACTATAATTTTACTAACTATACAGTTTTAAATACTTTTGAGAGTACTGAGACGTACAATCAAATGATTTTTACACCTGAAAATGATGTAAGATCTCAAGGTATTAATCAGGGTACTATAAATTCAATATACTATTTTTATAGAAGATTATTTAATAGTTCTCCAAGTAGAAAGTTTATTTTAAAAACTATTTCTTCTGATAGAACTGAATTACGTGTTATATTACCCTCAGTTTCAGTAGATGACTTACAGTTAGATTTTATTGGTTGGTCAAATAATGTAAACTCTAGAAATTATTATAGTGATTTTGTACTTAATTTCAGTAATAATCTTACTTTAATTGGTGTAAATATTGCTTTTGAAACAGCACAGGTTCCTACTTTATTAATTAAGTTATACGAACCTTTACCTGTACAATTTGATGTTAATGATACTTTTTGGTTAGTAGAAGAAATATCAGATCCTGTTACTTTTGAAGTTACAATTCAACAAGAATTTGTAAACGTAGTAGAATCAACTCAATTAAGAGGTCCAAATATCACTATTGATATTGAAAACAAACCAAACCTAACTACAGGTAAACTTAGTTTAGATGATTTACGTTCTACAGAAGTAACATCTTCATTTCAACAATTAATATCTTTATTTGATGAAACAAGTGCTGATATTAATATTGAATATGAGTATCCTAATGGTTCAACAGCATTTGAAAATTTTGTTCATTTCTCTTCCGCAGCTGAACGTTTAACAAACTTTAGATACAAATTAACATTAATAGAAGGTTATCAAAGTGATATTGATGCTTTAGATACAGCAATCACTTCACCTTATATTTCTCAAAGTAAAGCTCCTATACAAGCTAAAATTGATGAAATAATTAAGCATTTTGATAATTACGAATACTTTTTATATTACGAATCATCATCAGCGGCTTGGCCTAAAATAAACAACCAACAACCTTATCAACTATATCCTGTTTCATCTACACAAGCTTTAACTTGGTTTGGTGATGAAAACTATGGTCAACCTTATTATGGTGGTCAAATTTTA